AAAAGATTATTAATCTCTGTTTCTTTTGCTGTATATTCATCACTAGCAATCTTTCCAGATTTATATTGACGAAGTTCTACAACTTCAGTCTCTAATAATGTAAATTTATCATTCACTTCGGTAATTAATTTATCTTTTCCAGATTCGACTGCTTTCCCTTTGCATTCTAATTCATAGTCAACTCTTGATTTTACTATCATTGAAAAACCTTCCATTGGAGTCATTGATTCTTCTCCAACTTTAGGGACGAATTGAATTTTACATTCTTGTTTAGATGTGAAATCAATGACAATCTCATCACCACTCATTGAATATGTAAAAGAAACTATTGCATATCCATTTTGACAATCTTGAGCAAACACTAAAGATTCTTCTGGTAAGTAATCAAGATAATAGTAACAACTTGACATATACCCCCAGTTATCCATATACTTTTCTTCCATTAATCCTTCCTGAAAAGAATCTCTCATTTGCTCTACTGTAAGAGAAAATTCAGTTACAGGTTCAGTCTCAACTACAGGTGTTTCAATTACTGGTTCAGTTACTTCTGCAACAAACTCTTCTTTAACGGGTTCTACTCCTACAGATAATTCATCTAACTTAATTTTTAAATCTTCCAATGTATATTGTTCAAGATTTGTTTTTAAATCTGCAATAACTTCTTCCGATAAAGTAGAATATGTATTAATAAGTTCCAATTTTTCATCCATTTTTATTTCAGTACCTCCTTCTTCATTTGATGGTATATTGTCAACCTCTATTGGAATAGAGGAAAGATTTTGTAGAGAGAATTGTTTAAGAGTTTCTTTCATTTCTTCTAACATTAATGAAAACTCATTACTAAAATTATCTTTATTAAATACTTGCAGTTGACTTTGTTCAAAACAAGGTTCAACTGAATTTGAAAGTATACAAAATGCAGTAAAGGTAAAATCTTTTATTTCATAAACACCTGCATCATTAACATTTCCATCATTTATTGAAATTTCCATGCTGTGATGAAAAATCTTCTCTTCAGATAGTTTTTGATATGCTGGTTGACGTTTCCATAAAATAACCTCAGAACACAAATATTCATGTATCCCATCTGTATCTTCTATTTCTTCCCACCAGTTTTTTGCACTCTCAAAAACAACCCCAATAGGAGATGTATCATTAATAAATAAGATGTCACCATTTCTCACTTCTACATGAGCATCATGAGAACCAAAGTCACCAATTTCTCCATTTTTATCTTCTTTATTTAATTGATAATTACCAACTACAGGTACGTTGAATATAGAAGGAATGGCTTTTTGAAAGGTTTCCTTAGAAATGAAACTATTGTTTCTGTTTTTCCCATGATATGCAATCCTTAAAATTCCTAAATCAAAAGAATCATTAACACTTGTAATTTTGTCAAGAGTTGATTCATATGTTAAATACATTTTCTTATTCATGTTTCACCTCCTTTCAAAAATACAAATTGTTAGAATATACAACATCTGCATTTTTATTAAAAAGTATATATTTATTTATATCCTGTGAATTTTCAAAAACCCAAACTTTTGCATTATTTGAATCAAAAGTTTGAATTATTTTGAAATTTTTAGATAATAAATCATCCTTTAATTTTTCATCAGAACAATAAATGAATTTCTTCAAACTATCACCTTCTTATTTTTGCCTATTTTTATTGGCATCTGTATTTTTTGTCTCAATTCCTGCATCTGTTAAATCTTTAGTTTTTTTATTAGGCGCTCCACCGTCACTTAAACCGCCTGTATAGGCTGATGCAAGGGGGTTGAGCATCGAAACAATATCTTCACCATTTTCAAATGCCATCATAGAATCAAAATCTTGAGGATTTACTCCTTGAAAACAAGCAACCAACCGTTTACTGTATCCTAAACTTGCAGAATTTAAAGCAGTTGTATACAATTCATCTCTATTAAAGATACTTACATCTGGAAATATAACTTTAAATTTGTATTTTCCACCTAATTTATTTAATTGAAAGTTAATCCATTTCTCAAATTGCTTTATACAATGTTTTACAAATTCATAATCAGTTTGAACACTTAAATTTAATCCAATATTTCCTCCATCAGAACTAAATAGAACTTCGCTAAATCCTCCTGCTTTAAAAAAATTAGATTCTCCCAAACCAATTAAACTATCTTTTGTTTGTGCTTGCTTATCAAAAGAAATAGAATTCATTTCCATAGGTGTTGTTACAATCCCAACGTTTGCTGGCATATTTGCTTTAGCATTATTATGAAATTCTTTAGCATCTGGTAAAGATATTAAGAATTCACCTTTTTTTGCATTCGCATCACTTTTCATGGGTATACGTTGATATACCAATTTTTGAATATCTAAAGTTAATTTATCTTTAATTAAATCCTTATAAGTATCAATCTCTAGACAATCACCAAATATTCCCATTAAGGGAGGAGCAATAATTCCTGTACTGCTATCAAATTTAAAAGCAACTGCATTTTCATCCAATACAACCCAATAAAAACTTCCGCTATTTACGGGAAATCCATTAATGTCAGTCCTTTTACCAGAAATTACAGCATCATAATATTGTTTAAATTCTGGAGGGAATGAATTAATATCAACAAGAGGATTTAAAAAATACATAAAATTAAATGCATATTGATATCCAATATCTGTCTTGTTAACTAATCTACACCAAGCAGAAGGGAGTCGTTGTAATGTAGTTGATGTTTTAGATTCCCTTTTATATCCAAAGAATATATCTTCAAGAACAATAACTTGTGTAACGGCAAAAAATTCCTTTTTTATATCAAAGGAATCTAACCAATCATACACTTTTGATTTTGCTTTTTTAAAAGCAGAAGTTTTTACATCTGAAACAGTTACATTATATGGAATAATCATATGATCTAAAGTACATATAGAAGAAAGATAATACACAATCCTTTTAAAAAATGGACTTGTATTATATAAATACATTGCAACTTCTCTTAATTGTTTTTCATTAGATGCTGGATTTTCTATTAGTTTTAAAACATCTGATTTTTTATATTTGTAACTAGATGTAGATTGTTGTTTTAGAATTTCATTCATCCATAATGGATTTTTTGTAATGTTATTACCAACTGCTTGACTAAATAATCTTAATTCTTCTTGAGTTAGGGATTGGATATCTTCTTGGGAAATTTGGTTGTTTTGGGGGTTGGATGTGAAGTATTTATTTTTATTTTTACGAGGTCTTGACATTTGAAACCTCCTTTCTGTTAGGGATTGTTAGTTAGTTGAAGAATAAGTATTGAAGAGGATCTGATTCTTCCTCTCGAACTTTATTATTTTGCTCTTCTAAATAAATCCACCATAGTCCATACATGCATGAACTCCATTTGTCTTGGTTTATTTTATGACTAACTCTTTTAGTTCTTGTCTCTTTGCCACTTTGTACATACTCAAGATTCATTATTTCCTCCATGAGGATGTCCGTGTTAATATAGGGAACCGACAATCTAGCAAACTCTTCACTTTCCATTTTCTTTTTACTGGCATAAATATCCTTAGTTCCCATTGCTTCTGGAACTAAAAAATTTATCTTATGATTTGAAACAACATTCATAAAATGATTTATCATATCGCTATTGCGAGTCTCTTTACTTTGGGCTTTTATAGAGTAAATCATAGGAATGCTTTTGTCTGTTGTATATTTATCAAATCTATCATCATTTACCACAGAATATGGAGGATAGTCACCAGTTTCCAAAACAAGAAAATCTAAAATTCCCGCGCCTAAGCCGTTTGTGTCTACGCATAAAATCTTGGCCTTAAATTCTTCAACTTTTTGTTTTAAAAACATAGACTGTTCTTTAAAATGAGTACCTTCAAAGCAATAAACATTTATTAAATATTTAAAATATTCTCCGTTTTTTCTAGGTATGGTTTTAAATACAGACAATGAACAATTTGCATTTTTAATTCCCTCTGACCTACTAACATCATAGGAAAGAACATAGGAGGCATCTTTATCTCCACAATGTTTATCTTCTGCTTTTGGAATTGTCCTACAAGAAACTAAATCCTCATAATGAACTAAACTTTTATCACTTGAGCCAGTCCAATATGAGTTATATTCTCTATCAAATCCCAACTTATTAAAACTATCTGATTGTTGTAATTCTTCAACATAATTAATATCTAACTGATTATGCATACAAGGCAATTCATATCCATTACCAATACAAAATGAACTTTTATCCTCAACCATTTTATGTAAAACTTCCATACACTTTTGATAAGCAAAACCTTGCTTTGTACCTGCTGTAGTAACATATAACATACCTTTATGTATTTCTTGAGGATTAACTTCCTTGCACATGGCAATACGATTATTCGCCATCAATGGTAAAATAGTTTCATTAAATATATTCTCTTTAAATGATGGATCAGCTATTTCTTCAATCGATCCACCGTTTTTTCTGCCTCCACGCGAAGAGTTCTCTATTTGTACAATGTCTAGTTTTGAGTCGTTTTGGAAGACTAATTTAGTATAATCTTTTGCAAATGATACATATTTAACTTCCGCTTTTAATATAGGGAAAAAAGTCCATATATCTTCAATATTTTGCTGAGATATTTTTGAAGCTTGCTCTTTGCCAGGGGCAGAAATAAATTCCTTCTGTCCAGGAAGGAAAACACATTTTAAATACTTAGCAAGAATTTGTAAAAATGATTTACTTGTTCCTCGCGTTGCAGTTAAAAATACTTCTCTATATCTAAACATAACTCTAAGATATACCCTTTGATAATAATGGAATTTAAATTTACTATCTGGAGGTTTAATAAAGTCAATAAAGTAATCTGGCTTAGATAACCATAAGGAACAATATTTACCCCAATCATCAATACGACTTTCAAAACTAACAATTTCTTGTTGACTTTTTTTTTGAAAAATCTACATCCCAATTATTAAATATGTCGGTATTATTGGTATTTTTATCTTTTTCACTCTCTATGTTACGAAAAGATGTCATTCTATATCGCCAACTTTTTCCTCGATATCTAATGTTGTGTCAACTTCGATATTATTTATATCTATTATTGAGTCTTCATCTATTTTAGGAGTATCAATAGGAGGAGCAGATAATTTTTGAACACCAACTAGTTTTCTTGTATAATTCAGAACATACATAATTGTTTTATCAACAATATCTTGATGTTCTTCTATTGGTGTTGGATTAATAAACCCATGCTTCTCTACCTCTTCAAATATCTGTGAAAAAGTTCTAATCCCTGTTCTTGTATCCGCTGAAACTTTGTCAAGTGGTCTAAACTTTGCACTTTTTGTCATTGTTTCATATTGAGGTGCTAACTTTGCAAATCCAATAGTATCATCCTCCTCAAGACATTTATCCATTTTTAGATTCAATTTACAGATAAATTTCAATAATTGCTTATGGGAAGGTGTAGAAATATCATATGAGTCACACATATCTTTATAAAACTTTTCTAATCTTCCAAGTTGTGATGCATCATAATTTTCTCCCCATTTTTCAATTAATTCTAGGGAGTTTTGATTTGATATATCAGTTGCAATCACATACGGGGAGGAGTCATCAAATGATTTATTTTTATATTGCGATAAACTATTAATCTTTGTAATATAAGAAGAAAATATATTAGAACCTTTTTCTTTACTTTGTTGTTCAGCCACTCCTACCAAAGAAGAGTTAAAGTAATAATCCATTTTTCTACAAGCATAATATACTGCCGATTTTATGTCATTATGTTTATTTAAATAATACTGGTAGAGTTCCAATGTGCATTTCTTGCATATATGTGCTTTACCAGTTGCACGACAAAGATGACTAAAACTATTATAATGATCTGCTTTTGGATCATCACACATATAGCATTTATCTGCCAATTAATTTCACTTCCTTAAACTTCTAATTATAGACATAATGAAATTCTCCACCTTATTTAGATGGAGAATTTTAAACACCTATAATATTAACATCAATTAAACTTTCAATTTCGTTTGATACCTAATCCTCTAAAAACATCTTCATCTCTGTTTTTGCTTCATGAGATCCTAACCATTTAAACTTATACATAGTATCGATAATCTTCTCAATAGTGCAATCTATACAACAATCACCATCACCATCAAATACCATATCAAGACATTCTGTAATTAATTCTTGCTCACGTTCTTTTGAGCATTCAGGACATGTGCAATAATCATCTTCCTCAAGTTCTTCTTCTCTCATTGCAACACAATCTGGACAATCACATTCAATAACTAAATCATCCATATTTCCATTTTCAACTTCTTCTTCACATTCACCACAAGTACAATTAAAATCTTTACAGTCCTCATTAGTAGGGCAGTTACAGCACGTACAATATTCGTCAACTTCATCATTTTCCAAACACTGCTCTACCTCAAGTTCACGGAAATATTCTTCCTGTTCAACAGTCTCACCATCAACCGCATAAACTTCATACCATTGTTCTTCTACTTTATCCCACATAGCTTGAGTTGCAAATACACGCATTAATATATTCCTGCCTTTATTATTTATTTTAATGTTTACAAAATCTCATCAACTAATCCATACTCCAACATTTCTTCACTCGTCATATACCACTCATAGCGACTCATTTTCTCATATTGTTCTTCAGTTATTTTTGTATGAGACAGAATAAAATCTTTAATCTTTGTTTCATATTTTTCACTGAATTTAAAATAATCCTTAACCTGAGTAGTGGTTCCTTCTAAATATGTACTTCCACTATGAATTAATGCTGTACTAAAT